TAACCAAACAAAAAATTATACAGTAACTAATAGTTCTTACGGATCAATGACTGCAAATCAAATTATCGATCAAGCAATGCAACTTAATCCAGGAAGTACAAGAGAAGGTGTTATAAAAAATTTAATAAATAATAAAATAATATCAGAGTAATACTATGGTAGATTTTATCGTACCACCTCCACCAAACGAAGAAGAGGGTTTGGAATTTAAAGTTCCTCCCCCACCAGTCATTGATGATTTCAATGGTGGTATTAACACAGTTCTTGAGCAATTTGAAAATACACAACCTCAATATGCACCTTCATCAGAAAAACTATCTGAAGCAGAATTAAGAAAAGATCCAGAATGGATTAGAGCAGCTAAAAGTATTTATGAATGGAATGAAGCTAGATCTGGAACTATTGGTGGAACTCAAAAAGTAAAACCTCTAAACTCTGATAAAGAATATGCAGACTACGCCCTTAGATACATGGGTTGGTTTAATTACAATATTCCTAAAATGGCTAATGAAGCCACAGACTTAAAAACAACTGCCAATCAACAACAAAGAGAAGACTTTGTAAGATTGATGGATATGTATGATAACAAAAAAATAAGTGGTGCTGGAGCTGTCAGACTTATAAAAGGACTTGCTCTTGACCCATCAACTTATGTTGGCATTGGTACTTTTGGTGCTGGATTGGCTGCAAGAGAAGCCGCTAAAACTGCCGCTAAAGCTGGTATAAGATCTCTTATAAAACAAGGAGCAAAACAAGGAGCTAAAGTAGGAGCTATAGAAGGTGCTGCTTACTCAACGGTTGATAATGCCTTAAGGCAATCCACTAGAATCATGTCTGGTCAAAGAGAAGGCTTTGACCTTGGTGAGTCAGCAAAAGCTGCTGGAATTGGATCAGTCTTAGGTGGTGCATTAGGTGGCTCAATAGGTGGAGCTGCTTCATATTTTAAAAATAAAGGTAATGTAGTTCCTAACGTAACAGATGAAGCTGAAGAGTTTGTTGTACCACCATCACAGGAGGTAGTAGAGACACCTGTTGTAGAGACACCTGTTGCTCCAGAAGTAGTAACTCCTAAAGTAGAAAGATTTAAACAAGAACAACAAAGAAATAAAAACAAAGAAGAAGCCTTGAATGTTTGGAACAATCTTCCTGAAAGAGAAAAAATAAGAATTATTAACAGAGATGGTTCTCCTTTAAAATTTACTGATGACTACATAAATAAAATAGAAGAATTACAATTACCCAAAGCAGAAACAGTTGCTCCAGAAGTAGTAACTCCTAAAGTAGAAACACCGAAGCGTGGTACTAAGATTCCAGAGATACTGAAAAAACCTGTAAAACCAAAAATAAGAACTGCTAGAGATTACTTTGGTAAAGTATCAGACGATGCTGATACAGAGTTAAAAGAAATATTTGAAGATTATAAAGGCAATATACAGAGAAAGTTTAAAGTAACTTCTCAAGACGATCCCAATGCTGCCATAAAATCTATTGAAGAGCTGAATGACGTACAAGTTAAAATGCAAGAAGACGGTTTTTATAACGAATCACAGACTTTTGCTGGAGAAAATCCAAGTTTTAGAGATGATATTCTTGAAGACCTACAAAATGATACTGTTCACAGAGATGATAAATTACTATTAGATGTATGGGAAAGAAAAACCGAGGAAGCAATAGAACTTAGAAAAACTTTAGATGATAACAATATTAACTATAAAGGAATGTCTGATGAAGAAGTCCTTGTTGCTTACGATGATGTTGTTAATAATAGGATTCCACCAGCCAGAGATGAAGTACCTTTAGAGTTATATGCTGATGATATAGAAGCTGCTAGTGGCGGTAACATAAACAATGTAAGAGTAGATGATATTGTTGACCCTACACCAGATGGTAAAGACTTTCAAACCGATACGACTGTAGACCTAAACGATAAATTGGTTGAGGTTGGTGTTAAAATAATGGATGACTTACAAATACCAAGAAATCCAGCAATTAGAATATCGGATCAGTTAGAGGAAGTATTATTCCAGGCAGAAGGAAATCCAGTTGCAAGAGAAAAATTAGATTCAGTTCTCAAAAAAAATGATATTACTCTTCCACAATTATCACAATTATTTAGAGGAAGTATTTCTGATTCAGCAAGACGTATGCAGAAACTAAGCTCTGTAAGTAAATCAATAGAAAAATTAGCAGAAAAAATAGGCAAGACAGCAAAGCCAGAAACTTGGACAGCAAAACTTTATAATTTTATTAAACAAGCCGATAACATAAGAAGAGGTTTATTGGTTAGCCAGATAGCTACCGCTATGCGTAATAACACAGCACAGCTTGGTAGGGTGACTATGAAAACATTAATAGATGTTTACGATAACACCTTAAAACAAACTTTTAATCCTGTAAGAAGAGCTTTTGGTGCTGAAGAAACTCCTGTTAATTATGCTAGATCATTTGAGCTGATTTTAAATTTAACAAAGAACAAGAAACAGGCAAAAGATTTAACAGATTTATTAACAAAGTATTATGTAAAAGATGCAGAAAATTTATTTACCAGATACTCTTCCGATGTAGCAGATTCTACAAAAACATCTAATGCAGCAAGAGTAATAAAAGTTGGTCAAAGTGTTACTGATGCATTAAATATATTTAATAGGATGCAAGAGTTTTGGTATAGAAGAGCAGTATTTGCAAACACCATTACTGATGCTTTACTAAAAAAAGGTATAGATATAAAAGAAGTTGGCATAAGTGATGACCTTTTAAAATATGTAAACAAAGCTGATATTGAAAAAGCTGTCGATGATTCTTTGTATTTTACTTATGCAAAAACCCCAGATAATAAAATTATTAAGCCATTGGTTGATTTTGTTAATAATCTTCCATTTGTTTTAACTGGTGTAATACCTTTTCCTAGGTTTATAGCTAACGCTTTAGCTTTTCAATTTAGACATAGCCCTCTTGGATTTGCTTCTCTATTAACTCACCAAAGAGATTGCTAAATTAAAAGGTGGTGATTATAAAACCTTATCTCAAGCAGTAGTAGGAACAACCTTATTGCTTACAGCTGTAGAGATGAAAAGAAAAGGATCAGAAGATCACAAATGGTATGAGGTGGAAACATCATCTGGAAAGACAATAGACATGAGGCCATACTTTCCATTAACTCCTTATTTATTAGTTGCTGATATGATTGTAAGAAGTGAAAGTGGAAGAGGAGCTCCAGATGCTAAAGATGTTTTACAAGGATTAACAGGTGCACAGTTTAGAGCTGGTGCTAGTATTCAGTTAGTACAAAATGCATTAGATGGAATGGCTGGTTTAGATACTAAAGAAAAATTAAACAAATTTTTCTCTGAATATACATCTAATGTTCTTGGTGGTTATTTAACACCGATAAGAATGTTTGGTGATTTTATAGATGCTGGAAGATTTTACCTAGATGATGATTTTGAAAAACAAAAATTCAGAAGACCATTGCCAACAGGTGAATTTATAACTGACACAACTAATCAATTAAAATCTAATATACCCTTTGTAAAAGAAAATTTCCCAGAATCAGAGTCACCAACAAGAGAAGCTACACCTGGAAGACCAGAAACAGTACAAATACCTTTTACCGATATTCAAGCTCCAGGCCCTTTAGTAAGACAGCTTACTGGTGCTACAGTTAGAGAAGAAAAAAATGCAGCAGAAAGAGAGTTTGATAGATTAGGATTTAAAAGAAGAGATATATTACCTTACTCTGGTAATGCTGTTGTAGACCAAACCAGAGCAAAATATTTAGGGCCTTATATTGAAAAATCTATACCTGTAATAATACAAAGCGAACAATATCAGTCTGCATCAAACCAAGTTAAATCAGCTATTTTACGAAAAACACTTACAAAATTAAGAAGTGCCGCTAATGATTACATAAAAGAAAATAGGATTAATGAAGAGCAATTTGCAAAAGCTGCATTTAATAGACAGCCTAAATATATAAAGGCTATACTTAATTCAAAAGGTATTACCTCTGAAACATTCTTACAAGATTATGACACGCAGATCGGAGAGGATAGGTAGGAGTGGTGAATACTTAACCTGCTCAGTACTGGCGAGAGAATCAGACACCGTTACAGTAATGCCTCATACATCCCATGCCGATGTAATCTTTGAATGGGAACACAAACTCTATAGATGCCAAGTTAAAACAGTTACACATATAGAATCTAAATATAAGAACTGGCGATTTGATTTACGCAAAGGCATTACCACTACAGGAAGACATTATAAAAAAGATCAAATAGATATAATCGCAATGGTTAATCTTGAATACCAGACTGTATGCTTCAAAGCCTTTTCTGATTGTAAAACAACACAAATCACGATAAAGGACGAAATTATGAAATCAACCAATTCTGTTGAAAGTTTAAAAGAAGCTATGGCATCAATACTATCTGGCTCTGTCAAATAATACTATCTGGCTCTGTCAGTAAAAAATAAAACTCTTGTTTTCTTTACAGGATTCAACTTATAATCTACTTAATAGGTAATTAAAATACACGTCATTGCGATAAAAGGTATTGGCTGTATGGCGACTCTGCTTGGAGGTACGAGTTATGGCTAGATATAAAAGAGATACAAAGGTAAACAATTTATTAATCACAGAAAAAACTTATAGAGTTTTCTATCGCATTAATGGAAGGAAGAGAGAACTTACTCTTGGTACTAGAGACATACCAATCAATGTAGCAAGAAACAAAGCACAACAAATACTTGGTGAAGTTGCACAAGGTATTGATCCGTTAAATACCAGAGGTGGGGAAACTTTAAATCAAGCGTTTGAATATTACATTGATAAGTTAATACAAAATAAAAGAAGAGTTGCTATGCCTAACAAGAACGGTAAGCCTGGCGAGTATGTAAGAATGTGGGATAAAGATGTTAAGAATGATTTAGGTAAAAGAATTCTAACAGATATAAACAGGGGTGATATTACAAGATTACATTTAGAAATATCTAAAAGAGGTTCTTATGCTGCTAACAGAGTTGTCCAGATGATATCTGGTTGTTATAACCATGCGATAGCATTATCACTGGTAGAAATAAATCCTTGTAAAATTAAACTAAACAAAGAGCTGATTAGTGAGAATGAAATATCAGACAAAGAGTTTGCTGAATTACAAAGACAAATAAACATCAAGAGACAAACTGTTCGACCTAACTTTGTTAGCTCTTTAGATTACATAGAACTTTGTATGCACTCTGGCGGTAGATGTAAGAGTGAGATAGGCAGTGCCAAGTGGTCTGATTTAAAAGATAACAAGATAGTTCTAAGCGAACATAAGACCGACCATGAAACTAATGAAGATAGGGTCATCTATCTAAGCAATCAAGCTATGATGGTTATTAATAAGCTAGAGAGAAAAGGGAGAATACATCTTAGATGTAGATTACCCTGTAAAGATGTGGAAACAACTAGCTAAAAAGATTGGTAGACCAGAACTAAGGTTGCATGATCTAAGACATAACTTTTGTACTATGGCTGGTGAGATTATGGAACTACCAGAACTAATGAAACTATCTGGTCATAAAAGTATGTCTGCTGTTTTACGTTACCGTAAAGTAAGAGAGCCAAGAGCAATCAAAGAAATGCAAAATGTAGGCGACTATATGACCAAGATAATGATGTCTAATTAATCTAAAGGATTACCTTCAGGATCAACGCCATAAACCATTTCTAATTCTAGTTCTATATAGTGAATAGCTTTTCGTAAGTCTTTCACTCTATCTTCTTTTTCTCTAGTTACATACTTAACTACATTAGTTAAGTTAGGTGTTAGTCCATTGCTATACGCATACTCTAAAGGTTGAATACCTTTATCTTTGTAATGGCTTCCACCAATTTGTTTTTGTGTTGCTTTCATTCTAGCTCTATCCCACTCTTGAGGTGTTACATTATCTATACTCATTTATTCCTCCAAATCAATGATTAAATTTATTTACATTATTTTGTTAAAGTAACTTGCTTTATCAAAATTACATAGAGTAGAATATCACAATCACGAAGTAATAGGTAATAACATGGAAGAAAAAATATTTTTAAATCAAAACGAACTTGCATCCAGATGGGGAATGTCTCCAAGAACTTTAGAGAACTGGCGTTCAACTGGCAAAGGCCCAGCTTATGTAAAAATAGGTGGTCAAGTTAGATACAAGTTTGAAGACATCAAGAAGCTAGAAGAAACATCACAAGTCGGAGAGTAGTTTGGTCAACGCTAGAAACAAGGGTAGGCGTGGAGAACGAGAGGTCATTGACGAAATCAAAGCACTCTTAGGTATTCAATTAGAAGTCAACTACTCACAGACATTTGGTGGTGGCCACGACTTACTTGGCTTAGATGGTTTTGCTATCGAAGTTAAAAGAAGAAAAGTCATTACACCAGGAGACTTAAAAAACTTCTGGGAACAAACAACCACACAGGCAAGGAAGGTAAGACTCTTACCATGCTTATGGTTTAGAGCTGATAGATCAGACTGGCGTGTAATGATTGCTAATACATACGCACTTAAAAATAATTTATTTGAAATGGAAGATTTCAATGTTGCAATGAATATTTCTACAGAACTATTTGCATCATTAATAAGAGAGGAGTACGGACTTGTCACACGCGATATTATCTCCTAGTAGTATTAATAGAATTATTCGTTGCCCAGCTAGTGCAAAGATAAATGCAGTTGCGGAACGTAAAGGTAGCATGGCAGCAGCCAGAGGTACTTCTACACATGAAATGGTAGAAGCCTTACTTAAAAATAGATTAGATGGCATATCACTAAAAGACTATTATCTTGGTAGAACTGTAGACGTAGATGGTTTTAGCTTTGATATCACGCAAGATGATATTGATATGGCAGAAATTTATGTTGATTATATTAATAGAAGAACTGAAGAACTTAACGGAAAATTACTTGTAGAAGAAAAAGTAAATGCTCCAGATATAAGTGATGACCTTTGGGGTACTGCTGATGCAGTCATCCTTGGCGAAGGTAACAGAATGGTTGTTGGCGATTTAAAGTCTGGTGCATGGGCAGTAGATGTTGTGATGAACGAACAGCTAATGTGCTACGCCTTGGGTTGCCTATCAAGATGGGGTAACGAAAATACAGTCATTGAAATGACAATCATACAACCAAACAAAAGAGCCTTTCATAAAGATGGGCAAATAAGAACTTGGGATATTCAAGCAGTTGATCTTGTCGACTGGGGTTTGAATATTTTGAAACCAGCTTGTGATGAAGCAATGGGCGAAGAGCCTAGCTTTAGTGCTGGAAATTGGTGCAAATTCTGTTCACACAAAGAAGTTTGCGAAACCTATAAATCCATGGAGGATAATTAAATGGTAAATGAAAAGAAGAAAGAGCAACCTCTTTTAAGTTTTCCTGATAAAGACGGAAACCCTAGAGAGATATTTGAAAGAGACTTAACTGATGCAACTGCACCTTTGGTGGAAGAAATCAGCAGAGACTTACAAGCAGAGCAACAGTTGAATGAAGCATATCAATTAGCAACTAAAACTGTTCATCACATGGAAGCGGTAAGAAAGAATGTAGCTAACACTTTAGAGAAGTTAGAAAAAGAACTACCGCCTTACAAGAAACCTGTGAACTATAGAAGGTGTTACTAAGGAGATTAAGTAATGTCATTAGCAGCAATACAAAAGAAAGCAAAAGCGAAACCAAGTATTGTTATTATCTATGGCCCGTCTGGTTTAGGTAAGACAACACTGGCAGTAGGTAGTAAGAACCCTATTGTTTTACAAACTGAAGAAGGACTAGGAATCTTAACTAATAATAGAGACATTCCACACTTTCCTTTAGCAAAAGACTACGATACTTTTTATGGTTATCTAAGGTCTTTAGTTGATGCAGATGAACTTGAATATAGCACTTTAGTTATTGATAGTTTAGATTGGTTAGAGCCACTCATTCATGCAAAGACCTGTGAAGCACATAAACAACCATCAATAGAATCTTTTGGTTATGGTCGTGGTTATGCAGAGGCGTTAAAGTATTGGAGAGAGGTTCTTGATTTAGTAAATAGATTAAGAAACGAAAAGAAAATGCGTATTGTTATGATTGCTCATAACCAGATTAAAGCATTTCACGATCCATCTACAGAAGCATACGATAGGCATGAACTTAAAATGCACAAAGCAGCAAGTGCCTTGGTACTTGAAGCAAGTGATATGTGCTTGTTCTTAAACTACAAAAAAGGAACTGTTAAAGTTCAGGGTAGTAAAGGACTAACAAGTAAGACTGTTCAATCTGGAAGGATATTAGTAACTACTGAATCCCCAGCTTGTGTAGCCAAGAACAGATACGGATTACCAGAACAAATATCAGTCGTAGAAGAAGGCGATGACTTTATTGTTAGAGCTGAAAAGACTTGGACTGAAATTGGTAAACTGATTGCGAAGTAATGGCAACTCAGCAAGAAAAACTAATCTACTTTATGACTAAAGCTAAAATATTAGTTGAAGATTGTATGGATAAAAACGGAGATGATGACCTTATTCTCCCGTTAGGTGCGAACAGAGTCTTAGCAGATATTGTTGATGCACTTGAAGAAGAAATAAGTCGAGCTAGTGATTACGAGGAATATGATCCTGGGTAGTCAATTATTAATTGTTAAATTTTTACGGAGGTAACAACATGGATTTAACAGAATTTGGTTTGGATAAAATAGAAGCTGGAGAAAGCTCTGGCGGTGGAGATAGGGTAAAGCCTGGAAGATATAACTTTGAATACGCTGGATCAGAAATGATTGAGGGTAGGAATGGTTGGAAGGCTTTAAAGATTCACTTTGAAGTAGAAGGCGAGATTATAAAAGTTAGTCATGCTTTCACAATGGCACATAATAATGACAAGCCTGTTGAGATAGGCAGAGAGTCATTAATGAAAATGCTAAATGCAATGGGAGTAGCATCAATGAAAAACACTGATGAACTTCTGGGCAAAAAAGTAGAAGGCGAACTAGTCGTTGGCGAGAAGGGTTATTTAGAAATAAAAGATGACTTTGGTAATGGTTGGAAAGCCTATGGCTCTACATCTACTACAGAAAATGCTGACCCTAAAGAAGAATTGCCAAAAGAAGATAAAGAGGAAATGTTCCCTAGTGATGTTGAAGACGAAGACGACCTACCTTTTTAGTAATGATGATCTTAAGTATCGGAGGCCGAGTCTATGTTCATACTGTCATGGACTTAGCTCTCCGCTACTTCATATCCGTAATGGCAAGATTAAAGGTGCTTGTTGTTACGAACATCTTAAACTTATTGGAGAAGGTAAAAAAATGGAGCATATTAAAAATTTCGCACAGATTAACGAGGAGCTGTTATCTGTTGCACTCACGGAAAGTAAATCAAAATACTTAGAAGTTTCCAAAAAGAATAAATCGTTTGTCCTACATGAATGGACTAAAGAAGACAGGATTAGTTTTATAAGAAGGCTTGTGTCAAGTTATCTCAATAACTCCAAGGCACAGGCTGATGACTGACTTAACAAAATTTTATGGAGACAAGGGTATTGTTCTCGACCAGAACTATGCCTTTAGTAATACAAGTAAATCTAATGCTGACTTAATCAATGAGATGCGTTCTCATGGTTTGTTAGTTGATTTCTTAGATACAACAGGCAACTTAGTTAGAGTTCCTGTAAGTGCTGGTGTAAATCACAGACCAGATAAAGGTGGAGAACGTAGCGGATACTATGTTTATAACCAGTTAGATCAAAACTTTGTATGCGTTTACGGTAACTGGCGTACTAATTTAGAGAACAAGTTTACTTCTTACAATCCTAATGAGATGTCTGCCGAGCAAAAAAGGGTATTACAAACCAAGCTCGAGGAGGCACAAAAGCGGAGAGAAGAGGCTAAGAAAATACAGCACCAACAGGTTGCCATATATGTTAAAGAAAAGTTTGCTAGTGCGAATGAAGTTATAGAGCATAAGTATCTCACAGATAAAGGTATTAAAAATTATGGTTTAAAAACGATTAATGGAAACCTATTAATCGGGGTGCATTCTATCATAAGAAATAATGATAATGGGTTATTAGTTTCAGAAATAAAGTCTTTGCAATACATCATGCCAGATGGCAGTAAAAAGTTTGCTGGAGGCGGAGAAGTTAAGGGTAATGTATTCTTAATTGGTTGTAAGGCAGATGAACTACCTAGTTTAGAAACGATTATTTTATGTGAAGGATACGCCACAGGAAGCTCTATATACGAAGCTACAGGTCTACCTGTCGCGGTGGTATTCTCTGCAAATTTCTGTTTAACAGCGTGTAACAGGTTGCGTTCTATCACTAGTGCAAAGTTTATAATCGCACTTGATAACGATACTTCTGGAATAGGCGAGAAATGTGCTAATGAAGTTGTTAGCAGTATTAGTAATGCAGTTTCCAGATTGCCTTCTATTGTTGGAGACTTTAACGACCTGTATTTAGAGAAGGGTTTAGATCAAGTTAAGTTAGAGTTAGTAGAGTCTAAGTTTAATATTAGACAATATGCAATAAGAAACTTTGTTGAAGAACCTAAACCAATAGAATGGTTGGTAGATAGTTTCATTCCTTTTGGTAAACCAGGAATCATTGCGGCAGTTGGTGGCGTTGGTAAGTCTTTATCAATGATTCAGTTAGCTCTGGGCATTGCGACTGGCGGTAACTGGTGGGGTAAAACCATAAAACAAAAAGGGTCAACTGTAATATTCGCGGCTGAAGATGATTTGTCTGAAGTACATAGAAGGATTGATGCACTTGATCCTATGGGACTTAGGTTTCAATCTGAGTATGACGTTTATGTATTTCCGATTCCAGAACAAAAAGAACCAATGATTTTGTTGAGAGAAGAGGGAGTAACAGCACAAGCGACAGAGTTAGTAGAAGAATTAAAAGGTATTCCAAACTTAAAACTGGTTGTATTCGACCCATTACAAGCATTTACGACTGGTAATATCAGTTCAAGTAATGAAGTTGGCCAGTTATGGGGTAGTTATTGTGCAAATATATCAGCCAGATTAGGTGTTACGACTCTTACAGTTCATCACTTGGCAAAATCTGCCCTTACTAATGATTCAGATGATGCACTTTCGCACCGTGCTGAGATACGTGGTGCTTCAAGTATCACTGACAGTGTTAGGTTTCGCGATAGCTATGTGGTTAGCTGATAACGATACGTGCGAAAAGATATGCATGGAGCAAGGCATAAAGGTAGACAGAATGGCAGTCGTTAAAGCCAGTCTGGTTAAAAGTAACTCTGGAAATGTAGACTATGAAACCAAGACTTTGGTTAGACGTGGTGCAGTTCTGGAAATATTAGAAAATAAAACGTCCTTTGATTGGGACTAAGGAGAAAGGAAAATGAAGTGTTGGCAATGTAATGAAGAATTAATATGGGGTGGCGACCATACGGGAGAGGACTATGGTAATGAAGATTATGAAATTGTAAGTAATCTATCTTGTCCTAAATGTGATGCACTGGTTATGGTTTATCACCAAAAAAAAGAGGAGTCTGAACAATGAATGGAAAGGGAAGCGACCAGACGACCAAGACAAGTAGATAAAAAAGTATTTGAGGATAATTGGGATAGGATATTTGGTAAGAAAAAGACCAAAAAAGAGACCAAAAAGAAGGATGAAAAGAAAAAGTAATCGGATACACGGGTAGCCGATTATCGTATATAGGGGTAGCCGATTATCGGCTATATGGGTAGCCGAATATCCAAGACTAGACTAATAGAGAGAGTGAGCCTTGCGGCTCATCTCTCAGGGAAAAAGAATCAGTAGGAATTGTATTAATTAAGGTGGAATAAAAGAAGCATGAAAGAGCAGAAGTGGTGGTTAGTTGTTGAAGCGATTGAGAGTCCAGAGGAAAGCGGATTGATACCTTACGGTCTAGCTATGAAGTATAAGAACTATGCGAAGCTGAAGAAGGTCGTCTGGAAGTGGTATAAGAAACACCTGGGGAGGACGGATATAAAGGGTAGGGAGAAGCTCGTTTTGTATGCTCTTTGTGAGAGGTATTCTGCACAGGATTATTCAAGCCATGATGCGGTTAGCTACTTGGCGTTAATGATTGGCATGAACAGGCATACGGTTAGTAAAGGTATTCAGAATCTAATGGACCAGAATATTATCTGGTGTGCTATTGATAAAGAGAAGAAGGTGTTAAGAAACTTGAAGGCAGGAGTTCAACATAAGCATTTTTTGTTTGTTGGTTTGGGCGTGATGTTGGAAAGGGAAAGCCAAGACGAGTAGTTTATACTTTAGGGGGTTTTAGGATACTCGCCTCAGCCTTCATAATTGGTTTATTGTAGCTTAAAGTTCTTGTTGAAGGTACTTAGTAAGTTTTCAACGTGGGTTATTTGCAATCTTAGTATGTTTTTAGCCACAACAAAAATGTATTAAGGTAATTAACCTATTAATTATACCTATCTTTTTGATAAGTTTCCTTAATTTGGTTTTTAGTTACTTTAATTACTTGGTTTGTTTCTTCGTCTAGGAAGTCAATCTTGTTTTTGTCTGAGTCTTTATAGTCCTCTCTGACGTATCCAAAAATTGTAGTCCCTTGTATTTGTACTCTATTCATAATACCCCTTTTTAATTTGAAAGAATTTGTATATGAAATCCATTAGAGGGTAGTTCTTTTCACATTCTGCCCATGCAGTAATTTCATCAGTAAAATGTAAAAGTGTTTCTTTGCTCTCAGGTTCATAGCGTTTGATTCTAGCTTTGAAGTTCTTGTTGTCGCTAGATTCTAGATGTTGCTTTGCCAGTTCCTCTGCCTGTTCATATATGTATTTATTGGTTTCAAGAATATATGCGGTTGCTTGTTCTAATTGGATTGAGTCAATCTTCATATTGCACCGCCATTAATTAGATAAAGTATCCAAACACAGGTTAATAATCCTATGATTGATATTCGCATCATTAGATCGTGCTTCATTGTTCATTTACTCCAAAATATTCATATTCTATTGTTACGTCTACTTGGTGCTGGTCTTCTAAAGCATACATATCTATTACTGATTTTAATAAGTTATCTTTTGCTTTTTCAAACTTCTTTGCTTTAGATTCATCACAAGGAACGCTAAATTGTATTTCCGCATGGGTTATCTCTTTAACATTGTCTGGAAAGTCTCCGTATGTTGTTGCTTTAATTTTTACTCCAATATATTCAATACTCATTATTCTTGCACCTCCTCTTTTACGTGCTTAATTAGTTCATGGTAATAGAAGTTATCGTTTTCTATTTCTTGGATTATTGCTCTGCCTATTTCCTCCCTCGTTGGTGGTTGATGACCAACAAAAGTATTAAACTCGATTGGCTGTAATTGTATTACTACCTTTTGAGGTTCTTCTTGCGGCATGGTTTTAATATCGCGTTCTATTTCTATAAGTTCTCTTATTCTGTCTGCATCATTAGACATTTTTATTTCTCCTGGCTTTCGCCTTTTGGTTGGTGTTATCTCGCACCATTTGTATATCTGGTTGTATGTCTTCCAGAATTAGCTTTTTAACTTCGCTAACTGTAAGACCGTTTAATTCTTTGGTTAAACTTAATATTAAAATGTCGCTTAGTTTAGGTATCCATGTTTGATGGTACTGTTTCTCTTGGCAGTCTAAGTTATAGCACCAATCAATGATTAGGCCGTTGATGTTTATTGAAAATATCATTGGTCTTTGTCCTTGATGATTAGTGCTACGCCATAAAGACTTATGGCCATCAATATTAGTATTGGTATTAGTTGTATGTCCATTAGTTACATAACTCCTCAAATTCTTCTTCACTCATTTGACAATTAGGGCATAAATATCCGTCCCTGTATTGTCCGTCTGCAAAGATAGTATTGCCTTTATCATCAAGGCTTTCATAATCAGCATCAGCTGGAATACGATTGACAAATCTACCACTTCCAAAAGATGTATCTTGATTACAACATACGCAATTATTTCCTATATCCATTTAGTCTTGCTCCTCCTTTTCTTCTTCATCAGTCCAATCTAATTCTTCATGGTATGTATCAGAGGCAATTTCTTCTTCTTGCCCTTCTCCATCATGGAACTTATCCCATGCTTCATCTTCTGATTTGGCTTTTACTGTTACCTCATGCTCAACGTATGACTTAGTTATAAAAGTATATGTATTCATTAATCTTGCTCCCTGTTTGTTGGTTTACCATTTGGAAAGGTTAAGGCTTCGCTAAACTCTTTCCAGTCCTTAGGTGTCATTGCAATTTCTACCTTGTGAATAGGCGTATTATCTTTTAGTCCGTACTTCTTGCGAAGCTGTCCAATAATGCTTTTACTTGACGATCGATTTTTGTTGCTCATTGGTTTAATCCTCCCTCTGTTCCCAGTACGTCCAGTAATATAAATCAGAATGTCCATCATGCTTATAATCTTCTTCAGCTTCACTAAATCCCTCTTTTCCTAAAACCTGTTCTACACATTTAATTGAACAAACAGATTCAGCACCACCAACAATAAACACACCCTTATCTTGGTCAAGTTTATCAATTGTGCTATTACAAGACTCACAAGCTATATTCCATGTTTCTTTGCTCATTGTTCCACCGCCTCTAGTAATTCTTGTTCTATAAATTCTGCTACTTTGTTTCTTAAAAGACAGATTGCCATAAATTGCGGATGTTCAATATCAATCTTACTAACTCCGTGCTTTTCTAAAAGATTATAAAAATCATCTTGAAAACTTATAAATTGGTTGTCGCTCATTTCTTTTGCACTCATCTACGCGACCTCTACTTGGTTATCTTGTAACCATTGATTGCCAACTACTTGCAGTCTTTGATATATTGAAAATGATAGTTGAGCATATATATCTCCCTCTACCTCGTGGTCATTATATCCAAGCGTTAAATCAGATTGAGCAACTTCTAATAAATCATAGTTATATATTGGTACCCAACTATCGGCATATTCTGAAACAACATCTTCAGGATAACCATTTTCTAGTATGTCCTCTTTATTGTCGTTTAGTTCTTCAATTAGATTTTGCTCTAATGTGTAGATGTTTTGTTTGTTTGTATCTGTCATGTTAGTTACCTCCTAAAGTAATATAATTTGTTCTAACGTGTAATAGTGTAGCACAAAGAAATCTTAAATATCAAACACTTAATCAAAAATACTTAGGGTTTTCATTAAGTATGCTGTAGAATAGAGGGATAGAGAGCATAAAAAAAATTCAATTATGGAGCAATTTTTGACTAAAAACGACAAGAAACCACCTAAAAAAGTGGGTAGAAAGTTAATTAATTTAGATTTGGAGCAAGTAGAAAATTTAGCTTCCAGAGGTTTGGGAACTACTCAAATAGCACGTGCAATGGGCGTTTCATGGTCAACTATAGACCGTTCCAGAAAGCGTTCTGCTGAATTTGAGGAGGCTTTAAAAAGGGGGAAGGCGAAAGGACTAGCACAAGTTACCAATTCCTTGTTCACTTCGGCAACTGATGGCAACGTGACCGCCCAGATATTTTATCTAAAGAACCAAGATCCTAAAACATGGAAGGATAGAGTCGAAAACGTCCACGCTACTATCAATCTAAATGATGTTTTAACTGGTGCAAAAGAACGTATTGGCGACAATATGGCGACAATTAATAAACCTAAAGTTATAAACGCTGTTAAATCAACGTCTACAGACTTGGACAAACTGGTAAATAATCAGGACGATATAAAGAACGATAATAATAAGGGCGGATAGTTCGCTATCAGTAAGGGTTGCCCACAATCTGACAATCAAATGCTCCGATTTAAAACGATTGACCCCCCCTTACATTTTTTCGCACGGGTATATTACGTGTAACTGTTGAACTAATTTTTTTTAATTTTTTTTGAGTAGAATATGAAAGAGGTAATAAAAGGAATAATAGAAATCACCACCATAGCTGGACTTGGTAATTTCCTACTATTCATTATTTTGGTAAATATATGAAATACGGTGCTGAAGCTGAACAACAACTAATGACCGAAGTTTGGTCGCCTCAAGTTGCTGATGATCCATACAACTTTGTAATGTTTATCTTCCCCTGGGGACAGAAGGACACCCCCCTCGAAGAATTTACAGGCCCAAGAGAGTGGCAAAAAAATGTTTTAAAAAAATTATCAATAAACATACAGAGAAATAAAGGCGAAATTAATCCAGAGATGTTTAGACTTGCTGTAGCTTCAGGTCGTGGAATAGGAAAGTCCGCCTTAGTTTCATGGTTAATCCTATGGATGCTGTCAACCAGATTAGGCTCAACCACTATTGTAACTGCCAACACCGAGCAACAGCTCCGATCAAGAACATGGGCAGAGTTAGGCAAGTGGCTAACCCTAGCAATAAACAGCCATTGGTTTACTAAAACTGCTACCACCATAAAACCAGATGGTTGGTTTGAAGAAGCACTCAAAAGAGACTTAAAAATAGATACAGGTTACTACTACGCCCAAGCTCAACTATGGAGTGAAGAGAACCCAGACGCTTTCGCTGGTATTCACTCATCCTACGGAGTCTGCCTAATCATGGACGAGGCATCAGGTATTCCCGCACCTATCTATTCTGTCTCCGAAGGTTTCTTTACAGAGCCTACAGAAAATCGTTTCTGGTGTACCTTTTCTAACCCTAGAAGAAACACAGGGCCTTTCTACGAGAGTTTTACATCCAAGCGTAAGTTCTGGAACTTAGAACAAATAGACTCACGTACAGTCGAAGGTACTGACCAAAAACTATTCCAGACTATGCTCGAACAATATGGTGAAGATTCTACCGTTGCTAGAGTAGAAGTAAGAGGCGAGTTCCCTAACGCTGATGATGATTCAGTCATACCAATGGAACTGGCAAGAAACGCTGTCGATAGAGATGTGGCACTAACAACCAAAGCACCTATTGTTTGGGGATTAGACGTTGCACGTTTTGGCGGAGACAATTCTGCACTATGTATAAGACAAGGCAACACTGTTCTTGAAATTAAGACTTTTAAATCGATGGATTTAATGCAATTATGCGGTGCAGTTAAAAACTTATATGACGACAGTACCGTCATGGAACAACCACAAGAAATACTTATAGACGTAATTGGTCTTGGTAGTGGTGTTGTAGATAGACTAGCTGAACAAAACTTACCAGTAAGAGGAGTTAATGTTGCAGAAGCACCATCTACTAAGAAAAACTATTTGAACTTAAGAGCTGAATTATGGTTCGCAATCAAAGATTGGTTGGTGCTGCGTAATTGCCGACTTCCTAATGATGATGAGCTTGTATCAGAATTGGCAGCACCTAGTTATAAATATACATCAACTGGAAAAATAAAAATAGAGTCAAAAGACGAAATGAAAAAAAGAGGTGTTAAGTCTCCAGATAAAGCTGACGCACTTGCACTAACCATGGCAAGTTCCGCTGCAAGTTTTAGTGGTGGCGAGAACTTTTTAGGGTATAATTTCAAGAAACCCTTGACATCAAGAATAATCAGAGTGGGATAAATTTATGGAATACGACAAAGATCAAGAAATCGAAGAGTTACAAGTAGAAAATTCTTACAATGAAGAAGAACTACAAGGCGTACTTAAGTCCGAAATGGATGACGCTAAAGACTTTATCGACCAGATAGACGAGGACAGAGCTGACGCTACTGACTACTATCTTGGAAACTCACCAACATCACAAAGCTCTATGCAATCAGAGTTTGTATCAACCGATGTTAGAGACAGCGTGTTGTTCATGCTGCCTTCTATCATGCGTACATTTTTTGGTACTACTAAGATAGTAGAGTTTATACCTCATGGCCCAGAGGACATACAACTAGCCAAACAACAAACAGATTACATCAACTATGTTATCCAACAAAAAAATCCAGGATTCAAAGTTTTATATGATGCGTTCAAAGACGCACTCATTAGAAAAACTGGTTTTGTAAAAGCCTACTGGGATGACAGCATTACTGCATCAACTCACGAATACACAGACATTTCTCCAGAATCATACCAAGCTCTAACACTTGACCCTAACGTAGAAGTCATTGAAGAAAAAATTGAAATGCAAAGCATTACATTTATGAATCCTGAAACTGGCGAAGAGATGACACAAGAAACTCCAGCTAGTTACGATGTAAAAATTAGAAGAATTAAACCTAAAGACCAAGTGGTAATCGAAGCAGTACCAACAGAAGAAGTGTTAATTTCAAGACACGCTAGAGACTTAAATACTTCTCCATACGTTGCACACAGAATGGTTAAGACCGTAAGTGACTTGGTTGCTATGGGTTATGACAAAGAACAAATGGAAGAGTTCGCTGGTTCTGGAACTACAGTCGATGAAGACTCATACGACATGGAACAAGCAAGAAACCCATACGCAGATTTTACTGGTGTTGATAGAGCAGACAGTAATAGTAAAAGTGTTCTCTATGTAGAGCATTATGTTTTTTATGATTTAGATGGTGATGGTATAGATGAAAGGATTAGAGTATGCACTGTAGGGAATGGATTAAATATTGTTAATTCAACACCCTGGGATGATTTACCTATTACACTCTTCTGTCCCGATCCAGAGCCTCATACCTCCATTGGCTCATGCCCAGCGGACTACTTGATGCCTATTCAAGCGGCTAAATCTCAGATAATGAGAGACACCCTTGATAGTCTAGGCCACGCCATCTTCCCAAGAATGGGTATAGTAGAAGGACAAGTCAACATTGATGACGTTCTTAATACTGACATAGGACAACCAATAAGAATGAGAGCACCAGGAATGGTTCAGCCTTTCTCTGTGCCTTTTGTTGGTAAAGAAGCCTTCCCAGTATTGTCTTACTTAGACGAAGCAAAAGAAAACCGCACAGGTGTTTCTAAGGCTTCCGCTGGACTAAACGCAGAAGCATTACAATCTACAACTTCCGCAGCTGTATCGGCTACTATGTCTGGAGCTCAAGGAAGAGTAGAACTTATCTGTCGTCACTTTGCTGACGGTATGAAAGATTTATTTAAACTTGTAAACTCACTTGTTATCAAGCACCAAGAAGGTCAAGACATGATGAGACTTAACAACGAGTTTATTCCTATTGATCCTAGATACTGGGATGCTGATAAAGATATGGTAATTAATGTTGGTATTTCTAAAAACTCTGACGAAGAAAAGTTCCAAGTCCTAACAGCACTATCACAAAAACAAGAACAAATATTACAAACTCTAGGCCCTAACAATCCTTTGGTTAATTTACAGCAGTATGCAAACACTTTAACTAAAATGATTGAGATGGCTGGATTTAAAGATGCAACAACATTTATAAATACAACTGTACCTCCAATGCCTCCGCAACCACAAGAACCAGCTAAACCTTCTCCAGAAGAAATGTTGGCACAAGCCGAAGCAATGAAGGCACAGAACTTAGCACAAAAAGCTATCATTGATGCAGAGACAGATAGAATGAAAATTATTATGGATGACGACAGAAACCGTGATGAACATGAAGCTGACTTAAAAGTTAAGATTGCAGAATTACAAGCTAAGTATGGTGCTCAAATAAATGTAGCAGAAATAAATGCAATTATGGAAAGAGATAGAGAAGCGATTAGACAAGTAGCAAAAAACCAATCGCAAGGAATGTTTACTAATGGCAACAACCCACCAATCGGATAAGATTTACGACTTAGAATTTCTTGACGGAGATTTTATCTATGTTGGCTCTGACATAAAAGCTAAAAACCTAGAAGAAGCTAAGAGAGTGGCTATGATATTTTTACAGATACCACACGACTCAGAGCTTATATCTTCTAAAGTAACTTTAATACACTAATGAAAAAATATTTAATTAAAACATGGGAATGGCTTGACTCTTTAATGAAACCAAAAAAAATTATTAAAAAAAGAGGAAGACCAAGGAAAAAGAAATAATGGCAATAACTTATAGAGGCGAAAGATTCTCTGGTTACAACAAACCTAAGAGAACACCTAATCATAAAACCAAATCACACGCTGTTCTAGCAAAGGTTGGTGATGTCATAAAACTTATTCGCTTTGGTCAACAAGGCGTTAGCGGTGCTGGTAAAAATCCAATGACTGCTAAAGATAAAGCAAGGAAGAAATCATTTAAGGCAAGACATGCCAAGAATATTTCTAAAGGTAAACTGTCTGCTGCTTACTGGGCAGACAAAGTAAAATGGTAAGGAGATAAATATGCCAGGAAAAGGACTATACGCAAACATTAATGCGAAGAGAAAAAGAATTAAAGCTGGATCAGGTGAGACTATGAGAAAGAAAGATAGGAGCAAAAGGTTCACCAACAAATAAAGCATTTAAACAAGCTAAAAAAACTGCAAAAAAAAGGAGATAATTATGCCAAAAGGAAAAGGAACATACGGAACTAAAGTTGGAAGACCTCCAATGAAAAAAGGTAAAAAGAAAGCCACTAAAAAGAAAAAGTAACTTGTCTTACTTACTTGGTAAATTTTTAGAATGGTCTTTTAAAAGAAAAGCAAAGAAACTTAATAAACATTTGCATGAATACAAAAACAAAGAAACAAAGAAAACAGACAGTTAATTCTTTGGCTAAAATACAACAACTATATAAAAATAAAAATGATAGAAAAACTAATAAAACCAGTAAGCGAACTTCTTGATAAGTTCATTCCAGATGCAGACACAAAGCAAAAGATTGCACATGAAATTGCAACCATGTCTGAAAAGCACGTTCACGAAATTGCTAAAGCACAAATAGAAGTAAACAAACTTGATGCTAAAGGCGACTGGTTTCAATCATCATGGCGACCAGCTACAGCATGGATTTGTGTATGTGGTTTTGCTGTAAACTTTTTAATCAGTCCACTCGCTGCTCCATTTGGTATTGTCGTACCACAAGCAGACACCTCAACTATGTTACCTGTACTCATGGGTATGCTTGGTCTTGGTGGACTAAGATCATACGAAAGGGTCAAAGGCGTAGGGAAATAATGTCTTGGGTAAACTTTAAAGAAGAAGAGTTTTCTTGCAAACACTGTGGTAAAAATGGTATTTCACACGAACTAATAAATAAGTTACAATCACTAAGAACAGAGCTGGATTTTCCCTTTATTATAACTTCTGGGTACAGGTGTGAAGACCACCCAATAGAAGCAAAGAAGAAAACTCCAGGAACTCATGCAGAAGGCCTAGCAGCTGATATATATGTAAGAGGAGATAAGGCTCTACAAATAGTATCGAAAGCTAGAGATTATGGATTTACTGGTATTGGCGTAAACCAAAAAGGCGACTCTCGATTTATACACTTAGATATTTCAGAAGAAAAACCAAACAGACCAAGACCACACATTTGGAGTTATTAATGGACAACCCTATTTTATTTTGGAACGCAATCATTACGTTGGTGTATGTTCCTATTATCTATAGTATCCGTACTAACGCAGCAGATGTTAAACGAGTTGAAATACTTGTTAATAAAACCAGAGAAGAAATCCCAACACGCTACGCAACCAAACAAGACCTCCATTTAGACATGCAAAGAATTTTCGATAGATTAGACAAATTAGACGAAAAAATTGATAAACTAATAGCTAACTAGGAAATAATTATGCCAATAACATACGACCCAGAAGAATATATCGCAGCATTAGGCGACCTAACACCTTTAGTCAATCAACCTGGAGGCTACCAAGGAACGATTGATATCTTAAACCAATTTGCAGGGAACAAGGGTAGTGGTAGCTACAACATTCCTAATGGTGGATTTACTATGCCAACAACAGTATCTCCTTTTTCAAGTGGATTAAACTATGCTCAATCAATAGCTGGTGGCCAAAACATACCTAATATGATTGCACCAGGTATAAGTTATTCAGCAGAACAACCAGGTGGTTATACTCAAGCAGACTTAAATGGCACACCACCACCGCCACCACCTGTATACAAAGAACCCGATGACCCTAGCTTTTTTGGAACTGGTATCGGTGGCGTAACAATACCTGGCGGCAGAAGAGATAAGATGCCTCCACTAAGAAACATCTTTGGTAATAATACTGCTGTTACTGGATATAAAGCTCCAACAGAACAAACACCTCCAGTACAATTACCACCACAAGAGTTTGATATAGAGCAGATTCGTCAAGATATAGCTGATTCAGGAATAGACTTTGCTAACTTGTTTGGATTGCCACAAGCACCAGACTTATCACAATTTGTAACTAAAGATGATTTACCTAATGTCAGAGATTTTTCTATAGAAAATTTAGATCTTCCTGACTTCAATGAGTTTGCATTAAGAAAAGATTTGCCTGTTTATCAAGAACCTGATTTATCACAGTTTGTAACCAAACAAGACTTACCATCATTAATACCTGATGTTCCTAATGGTAGAGATTTTTCTATAGATCAGTTTGATCTTCCAGATTTTAGCGAGTTTGCTCTAAGAAAAGATTTACCAGTATATCAAGAGCCAGACTTATCAGGTTTTGCAAGAATAGAAGATTTACCTACGTTTAATCCAGACGAGCTTAGGCAAGATATATTAATGTCTTTACCTGAACAAAAAATGCAAGACTTATCTGGTTTTATGACACAAGATGATATTAACAAAGCTATAGCTGGTATAGACATACCTTCTTACCAAGCCCCAGACTTATCTGGTTTTGTGACTCAAGCAGATATTAATAAAGCTATCTCTGGAATTAATATGCCAACTTATGAACAGCCAGACCTGTCTGCGTATGACACAAGACTTGCTGAATTAGAACAAAGTTTAGCAGCATTACAACAACCAACTGGCGGTAGGTTTTCTATAAATCAACCACAAGTAAAAGGGTTGTTTTAAATGCCATCACAAGAAGATATTTTAAATTCAAACGAAGCAGAGTTAATTCTTAAGTCTGATACTTTCACAAACGCAATAGAAGAACTTAAAAATGAATATATAAATTTATGGTTATCATCGAAAGGAGATGATATACATAAAAGAGAAAATTTACACAAAGCAATTAAATTACTTCCAGAAGTCGAAAGACATCTACGCATTATCGTAGAGAAGGGTATTATCACAAAATCCCAATTAGGAAGATTGCACAAAGTTGTGTAAAATTTAGATAAGTATTGTTAAAATATTACTTTACATTTTTAAGGAATGATTATGACCAACAACGCAAAGCCGATTGGTTTACAAACAAACATGCAAGAGACAGAACAATCTTTTGAAAGTTTTTTGACTCCAGACGAGCAACCAGAAAACGAAATACAAGAACAAGCATCGGAAGAGCTAGTCAACGAAGATGAAGTTATCGAAGATAACGAATCTTACGAAGAAGAGCTTGAAGCAGATGTATATGAAGACGAACCTCAAGAAGATCAAGTAGAAGAAGAGGAGTCCGAGCAACCACAGCTATATACGATTAAAGTAGATGGCGAAGATACACAGGTCACGCTTGAAGAACTCCAAAACGGATACAGTCGCCAAAGAGATTATACGAGAAAAACTCAGGAGTTAGCTCAACAGCGAAAAGCTATTGAAGCTCAACAACAAGAGGTTTCTCAAAAAGACGCAATTTATTCACAGTTGTTACCAAAAATGGAAGCGACTTTGAAGGGCGAGTTAGGAAACGAGCCAGATTGGAACGCACTTTACGAAGCTGACCCTATTGCTTATGTCCGTGAAAAAGACATCTGGAATGAGAAAAAGCAAAAGTTAAAATCCGTACAGGCTGAATCACAAAGACTGCAACAAGAGTCTTATGTTGAACAGCAAAAGAAACTTCAACAGTTTGTTGAATACGGAAACCAACAATTGCTTGAACAAATACCAGAATGGCAAGATAACGAAATGGCATCAAAAGAAAAGATGGCAATTCGTGATTATGGTGTTAATGTTTTGGGGTACACACCTCAAGAGATGGACAGCGTTTATGACTACCGAGTTTTACTTGGTTTAAGAAACGCATGGCTACAACATAAGACACAACAAGCGACTAAAGTGAAACCAACTGAAAAGAAAGCGGCAGCTCGAACCGCACGACCTGGCACTTCAAACGTACCCAAGACAACAACTCCTGTGAAGAAAGCACGTCAAAAATTAGCTAAGACTGGAAAGGTTCAGGATGCAGCTAAATTATTTGAACAATTATTATAAACTTTTAAAACATAGGAATTAAATATCATGGCAAAAGTAACAAACGCATTTGATACTTACTCAGCGACTTCTGATAGAGAACAACTGAGTGACGTAATTTATAACATCTCACCACAAGCTACTCCATTTATGAGTGCTATTGGTAAAAATTCAATCAAGAACGTAGTTTTCGATTGGCAAACAGAAACTCTACCTACTGCTTCAGGTGCAGGTCAACTAGAAGGTTTTGAACTTTCAAGAGCAGCTGCTACTGGAACAACTAGAGTTAGTAACGTAGCACAAATCTCATCAAGAGATGCAACTGTAACTGGTTCACAACAGGCATCAGACCCAGCAGGTAAGAAATCTGAAATGGCTCATCAGTTAGCTATTATGGCTAAAGCATTAAAAAGAGACATGGAAACTGCTCTTTGTCAAAAAGGTGCTAAGACAACTGGTTCAGCAACAGCTGCACGTGTAACTGGTGGTTTTGAATCTTGGATTACATCTAATGTATCAAGAGGAACTAACGGTGCTGGTGCTGGTTCAGGTGCTGCTCCAACAGACGGAACTCAAAGAGCTTTAACTGAAGCCTTATTGAAAACTGTATTACAATCTTGTTTCTCAAATGGTGGAGAGCCTTCAATGGCAATCTGTGGCCCTGTAAACAAGCAAGTAATTTCTGGTTTCACAGGTAGAAGTTCAGCTAGACAAATGGTTGATGCAAACACAGTAGAGGCTTCTGTTTCTATCTATGCTTCAGACTTTGGCGAACTAAAAATCGTTCCATCTAACTTCAGTAGAGAAAGATCATTACTATTAGTTGATCCTGACTATGCAAAAGTTTCTTACCTAAGAGACTTCAAAACAGTCGACATTTCAACAATAGGCGATGCTCAGACTAAAATGATTTTATGTGAGTATGGACTAGAAATGAGCAACGAATCTGCTCATGGTATAGTTGCTGACTTAACAACTTCATAAGTTAGTTAGAATTCAGGGAGAGCTTCGGCTCTCCCACCCTTATTTAATATGGCAACAAAACGTACAATCACAGACCACAAGACTGGTTACAAATCAGAGTTCATTACCGAAGATGACAAGCTGGTTTATCATACGACTCAAGATGTTGCTCCCGTCATTGACCATGTTAAGAAACTAAGAGACAATACACTTAAGCCTGGAAAAGATATGCGACACATTGCTGAAGTCCCTATGATTATTTGGCAAAAGGCATTACGCGAAGGTTGGTCACAAGATTCTGCAAAATGGAAAGAGTGGCTCAACAACCCAGACAACAATGTATTTAGAACTTGGCAAGGTAAAGTATGACGTATGCAGAATTAAAAACAGCGATAGCAAATTATCTAAATAGATCAGATTTAACCTCTGACCTAGATACGTTTATTGATAATGTCGAGGCGGAACTTAACAGAAGGTTAAGAACCAAAGACATGATTAAAAGAGCAACTGCTACAGCTGACTCACAATATTTAACAGTTCCAACAGATTGGATAGAGGCAATTAATGTAGAAATTACATCAAACGATTTCAGTCCTTTATTTCAACAATCTATAGAATCATTAGATGTCTATAGAAAATCAAACAACAACTCTACAGGTCAACCAGTTTACTTTGCAATGGTTGATGACTCTATAGAATTAGCACCAACTCCTGATGTAGAATATACCCTACAGCTAACTTACTATGCTAAAATATCTGCATTAAGTGATACCAATACAAGTAACTTTGTATCAGTCTCGCACCCAGATGTTTATTTATATGGTGCATTAAAACATGCTTCTATCTTCTTGATGGAAGATGAAAGAATACCAATGTTCACTCAACAGTTTGAGAAAGCATTAGAAGAAATGAGACTCGAACAAGAGAAAGCTGCATTTGGTAAAGGTTCTTTAATGATGAGAAGAAGAACTTACGGAAAAAAACAAAAAAGAAATTATTACTACGGTAATTAATAAAGGAGAATAGAATGGCTGGATTTTCAGATTATTTAGAAAACAAAGTTGTTGGTCATGTATTTGGTGGATCAGCCTATACAGCTCCATCAACATTATATGTAGCATTATATACATCAGCACCATCTGATACTGGTGGTGGAACAGAAGTTTCTGGCGGAGCTTACGCAAGACAAACAGCAGCTTTTACTGTCACTGCTGATACAGCATCAAACACATCAGCTATAGAATACCCAACAGCTACAGCCGATTACGGTACTGTTGTTGCAGTAGGTGTTTTTGACGCTTCATCATCTGGTAACTTACTTGCTTATGGTAACTTAACTACAAGCAAAACTGTTTCTACTGGAGATGTATTTAGATTTAATGCAGGTGCTATAGACATAACTGTAGCTTAATAACATGGCTTCAGTTGGCTATGGTTTTGGTGGATACGGTAAGTCTTACTGGGGAACACCTCAATTTGAATTAGCTGAAAGCTCAATCACAGCAACATCAAACCTAACTGCGGTTGGTGTTGTACCTGTAACTGGAGAAGTTTCAATAACAGCTTCTTCTAATGTCACAGCAGTTGGACTCGTACCAATACAAGGTGCATCATCTATAACAGCAACATCTGGTCTTACATCAGATGCAGTCATAGTTAAGTTTGGTGCGTCAAACATATCAGCAACATCTAACCTAACCGCTGTAGGTACACAAATTGATATTGGTGGCGTTATCATGGCGGCATCAACAAGTCTTAGTGCAGTAGGCACACAAATTGATGTTGGTGAATCAAATATTACCGCATCTACAAACGTAACTGCTGTTGGTGTCTTTATCGTATCAGCAGCAAGTCAAATAAACGCTACAACTAACTTAGATGTCACTGGTTCACTGATTCAGTTTGGCACTTCTAGTATTCAACAAACAAGTGGTTTTTCTGCGATAGGTAGTTTAAAATGGGAAGACCAGACTGTAGCAGATACTATTTACACAGACCAAACACCAGCTACAACAACTTGGACAGATCAGTCCTCAACAAATACTAATTGGACTGACATTGCAGCATAAACAGGAATAAATTATGGCAGATACATTTACAACCAATCTTAACTTAACTAAACCAGAAGTAGGAGCATCTACAGATACTTGGGGAACAAAGCTAAACGCTGACCTTGATACTGTTGACGGATTATTTAGCTCTACTGGTACTTCGGTAGCTATGAACCTAGACGGAGCAGTTATAGACAGCTCTGTTATCGGTGGCACTACAGCAGCAGCTGGATCTTTTACTACCTTATCAGCAAGTACATCTATCACAGGTACACTAGCAACAGCAGCACAACCTAATATTACAAGTGTTGGTACGCTTACAGGATTCACTTCAACAGGTATTGATGATAATGCTACTTCTACAGCTATAACAATTGATAGTTCGGAGAATGTTGGAATTGGAACGGATAGTCCTTCTGTTCTTATTGAGGGTCAAACAAGCACAGCTAATTCAGCATATTTAAGATTAGGCACTAGCAATTCAGGTTCGTCACATACTGTTGGTCACGATATAGCTGGTTTAGAATTTTATAGTGGAGATGGTTCAGGAGCAGGTGCAGGTGTAAAAGGAAGTATTAGATACAAATATGGAAGCTCATCAGGTGCTACTACATATATGTCTTTTCATACTGCTGGTACATCTAGTGGTAACGATACAGAACGCATGAGAATAGATGCAACAGGCAACGTTGGAATTGGAACTGATAGTCCTTCAGGAAAAGTGCATGTTCAATCAGCATCTTCAGGTGCTACAGCTTCAGGTAATGCAGATGAATTAATTTTAGAAGGTTCAGGAAATACTGGTTTAAGCATTTTATCAGGTGCAACATCTTTAGGTAATTTATTCTTTGCTGATAGTGGCGATGCTGCTGATGGCTACATTCAATATGACCAAAATGGTAGGTCTATGAGACTAGGTACAGCAGGTGGAGAGAAAGTTCGTATTGATGCATCAGGCAACGTTGGAATTGGAACTGCTAGTCCAGCACAAGCATTAGTAGTCAATCGTTCTAGTGGAAATACATATTTAGATATTAGCAGAGCTTCACAATCACAAGGACAAGTTGCTTTACAACTCACTGGTGGTACAGGTGGTACTAACTGGATAATGTATCAAGATACTTCTTCAGATGATTTAAGATTTTTTGGAAACTCAGCTACTAGAATGACCATTGACACCTCAGGCAATGTTGGAATTGGTCAGTCAACAATAAATACTTTTTACGACAAAGCACTAGGAATATATGGGGCTAGTAATAGTGTTATCCAATTCCAAACAAGTAACACAGGCACAGCTTCAGGTGACGGTTTTGCTGTAGGTGTTTTAAACGGAGCCGCAACAGACGCTTATCTTTGGAATCGTGAAAGTAGCAATCTTTTGTTTGGTACTGCTGGTTCAGAAAAAATGCGTATTGATTCTTCAGGCAATGTTGGAATTGGAACTAGTAGTCCAAGCTCTCTTGGTACTGGCATACCAACTATTGACTTAAAAGGTAATTCTTCATCTCAATCAGATAGGGCAGGAGGTATTCGTTTTACTAGGTATGATGGTACTTCAGGTATGGCTATATATAATGCAGATGGTGCTAGTTATATAGAAAGTCATTCCACATATCCGCTTTTGATTACTACAAATGGCACAGAACGCATGAGAATAGACTCATCAGGCAATGTTGGAATTAAAAATAATGATCCATCAGATTATAATGCAGCAGCTAGTGACTTAGTTGTTGGTAGTGGTTCAGGGGATGCTGGTATGACCATTGTTGGAAGTACTGTTAGTAACGGCTCAATAGCATTTGCAGATGGTGGAACTGGTGCCACACATACTAGAGGTCTTATTACTTATGACCATTCTAGTGACCACATGCACTTTAATACAGCAGGTGCAGAACGCATGAGAATAGACTCATCAGGTAAGTTATTAGTAGGAACTACAACAGATGGTGCAACTTCCAATATGCGAGTTGTTGGAACTGTAACAAATGCAAATGTAGGTGTAGCAAGATTTGACAGTGAGGGAAGTAGTGATACAGCTAACACTTGCATCTCTATTGTTAAAGGCTCAACAGATACAACCACAAGTCAAGTATTTGTAAAATTTGCAGTTGATGGATATAACTCAGGCAACGGACAAATAAATGCCAACGGTAGCGGTGCTGCAGCCTTTGGTTCTTTTTCTGATAGAAGACTAAAAGAAAACATTATTGACCTACCATCACAATTAGAAAATATTATTGCTCTACAGCCAAAAGAATTTGACTACATTGAATCAGAGGGTGGAGGACATCAAATAGGTTTTATAGCCCAAGAAGTTGAAGAAATTTATCCTGACTTAGTGGGAGAAAGGGAAGATGGTATGAAAACAATTACAGGCATGGGTAAAATGGAAGCACGACTAATCAAAGCTATACAAGAACAACAAACACAGATTGATGCCTTACAATCTGAAATTAACTTATTAAAAGGAGAATAATTATGGCAATAGGATATACATGGGACGTTTCAACAGTTGATACTTACCCAACACTAGATAGTAATGCAGACGTTGTTTATAACGTGCATTGGAGATTAACAGCAGAAGACGATGCTAATCAGGATGCTGATGGCAACAACTGGACTGCTACATCATACGGAACTCAATCTGTAGATACTTCAGACTTGTCAAGCTTTACAGCTTTTGCAGATTTATCTGCTTCAGACGTACAAGGCTGGGTTGAAGCAGGTATGGGTAGTGATGCAGTTACAGATTTAAAGTCTGGCTTAGATGCTCAAATCGCATTACTTATCACACCAACATCCGTTACTAAAACAATAGGATAAAAATGGCACTATTGCCTGTAACTCCGCCAGCTGGCATAGTCAATAACGGAACTGACTATGCTAACAAAGGTCGTTGGGTTGACGGCAATCTTGTGCGTTTTGAAAATGGCTATCTAAAACCTATTGGTGGTTGGTCTAAACTAAAAACTACAGCATTAGACGGAGAACCTATAGGTATGTATGCCTATAAGGACAACCTAGGTGCTTCTATTTTAGCTGTTGGTACAAGACAAAAAGTTTATGTTTTATACGACAACACCTGGACTGATATAACACCATCTGGCTTTGTAAATGATGCCTCTAATGATCCTCTTGGTTATGGTGCATACCACTATGATGTAGAAGATTATGGCGATGCTAGAAGTCAATCTGGTTTACCTCTTGATACAGGTCATTTCTCCTTTGATAACTGGGGAGAGGATTTAATCTTCTGTTTTTCTGGCGATGGTAAAATATACAAGTGGAGGCCAGTTTCAGGCGGAACAGCTGATACCATAGGTACAGTTGTAACTAACGCACCTACAGGCTGTCAGGCTGTCCTAGTAACCAATGAAAGGCACTTAGTTGCCATTGGTTCTGGTGGAGATCCTAGGAAGATATCTTGGAGTGATAGAGAAGATAGAAACACTTGGACGTCTAAAGCTACCAATACAGCAGGTGATGTACAAATACCTACAGGCGGTAGAGCATTACTAGCAGTTAAATACCAAAACGATGTCATTATCTTTAGTGATACTGGTATAGATAGAATGAGCTATGTAGGCTCTCCTTTTGTTTATGGTATAACAGCAGCAGGTGCAAACTGTAAAGCAGTCAGCAGAAGATCAGTAGTACAAACTGGTAACTTCCTAGCGTGGATGGGAGAAAACTCCTTCTTTGTTTATGATGGCGTTGTGCGTGAAATACCATGTGATGTGCATGATTATGTATATGACCAACTAAACGTACCAGGAAGGAAAGCGTGCTGGGGTGGACACAACTCTAACTTCAACGAAATATGGTGGGGTTTCCCAAGTGGCGATGGTGTATATTTACCAAATAAATATGTTATTTGGAACTATCTAGCAAACACCTGGTCTGTAGGAACAATGGATAGAGGTTGTTGGATTGACCAAGGTGCGTTTGATTTCCCTATAGCTGGAGACTCTCTTGGTTTTATTTATGAACATGAATCAACAACATTATCTAACTCACCAAACCTAAATAGTGATGTGCCATTTTGTACAAGTGGTCCAATAGAACTAGGTAATGGTGATAACTATGTGCAATGTAACCAAATTATTCCAGACGAAGAAGCAAATACATTGCCAGGTGTAACAATAAGTTTTAAAGGTAAGTTTACCCCTCTAGGCAGCGAGACAGACTTTGGTAGTTTTACCTTTGAGAATGATGGATATACTGATGCTAGGTTTACAGCACGACAAGTACAGATGACTGTAACAGGTAGCACAACACAAGATTTTCAAGTTGGTAATATAAGACTAAACTTAAGACAAAGAGGTAGAAGATAATGGATCTATCCTCACAAAGACAATATATACAACGTATAGAAGTAGCACACAGCATACTCACAACTACAGACTTAACAACATTTTATACAGCTCCAAGTGGCGATGACTTTACTTGCGCTGTAATTGAATCTATCTTGGTATGTGACCATGATAATCAGCAAACTAAGATTACCTTTACAGTAGATAATGCAGGTACTACTTACACTATATTTAAAGAATATAACATTACTGCTTATGATACAGAGGAGCTTTTAACTAGAAGTCTGTTCTTACATCAAGGCGATGTTGTAAAGATACAAGCAGATCGTGCTGGTAATTTAACTGTTTATGCAAGTATTGTTGAGTATGGAAAAGGCGACTAATACAGTAGTAGACATACAAGAGGCACAAAGAGAGCCTTGGGAACTAGAGTTTGAAAGGTTAGAGCATCATATTATTCGTGCATTAAAGCACCAAGATATGTATAATTTAAGTGATATTAAAGAAAAAATAAAGGCTGGAGAGATGTTTATTTGGCCCAATACAGATTCAGTAATAGTGACTGAATTTGCAGAATACCCAAGATACAGAGTTTTAAGTATTAATCTGGTAGCTGGAAACTACAAAGAAGTAATAGAGATGTTACCCAGCTTGGAAGAATTTGCCAAACAATGTGACTGCAAGAAAATTATTGGCGGTGGTCGTAAAGGTTGGATAAGAAAATTAAAACCACATGGGTTTGAAGAAATGAACTTATTAGTAAAGGAATTATAAAGGAATTATTATGGCAACAGCATTACCATACATTACAGCAGGAGCTACAGCATACGGAGCTTTAAAAGGTAGTGGAGACACACAAACATCAAGCGTTGATCCAGCGACACAGGCTCGTTATGATGATTTATACAATAAAGCTAAAGGCGTAGCTAACCAACCTTTCGTTCCTTATACTGGCCCAAGGGTAGCTGGATTTAACCCAGACCAATTACAAG